TGTGCGTCGGTTTGAAGTCGTCGTCGTAAATGGCGACCATTTCTTCAACGTGTCCGATCCTCGTCGCACAATCGATGAAACACTTCAGTCCTGCCTTTTTCCATTGGCACCAAAACCAGATGTCGGAATCGATCTTGTTTCCTCGCCAACCGCCGTTTTCGTCTGGCTGGCAAAAAAACCAAGGCTTTTCGACGGCAGCGAGTTTTTTGAGGTTGAGCACTGTCAATCCAAAGTGAGCGGTGTCGACTTGCATCGGGTATCCGTCCCAAACGCCTGAAACCTCTCCAAATCGATGGCCTAGCATGTGTGGCTTGCCTCGCCGGAGCTGCATGGCACACAGTGCATCCATGTCTTCCTGGACTGCCAAGCTGATGAGGTGGTGGACTTGATCGCCAGTAAAGACGCTGTCACCGTCTACGGTGATTGCGTACTCGACTCCTTGATCGATCGCGTCCTCAAGCATCATCTGCATGCACTGTCCGTAGTAAACGCCACCGCTGACGCTCAGCGGAATGCGTAGCTCGTTCATCGCCTTCTCGATCTGGTTCCTGCACCATGTGATTTCAGCACGCGGTGCGGTCATGATCGCTTGGACTTTTACGTTTGCCATAACTGCCTGTCTCCTCCAGGTTTTCTTGAATTAACCAACAACCGAAACGTCAGCGTTGCTGCTGTTCGAACTGTTCTCGACTTCGAGATCGAGCGTACCGATGACGCTTGAAAGAACAGCACCGTTGGTGGTGGTGTCTGGCGTCAATTCGATTCGCAGATACCGCTTTCGTGCCTTCAGGTCGACGTTGTATGCGGCAACGATAGCTGCCGTGTTGTCGAGCGTCCGGTTGAAGTTGGAGTCGAAGGTTGCAAACGTGGTTGCAGTTGTCGAATCGGATTCGAGCAAACGGACGGCAACGTTCGTGCTGTTCGTGTTTGCCTCGGCTCCGAGAACGATGGTGATGGTTGCATAATCAGCACCAGCACAATCGAGGTTTGCGGTTCTGGCGGTGGTCGCAGCCGTAATAGGTGCGAGCATGACGTTTCGTTTTACGGACTGAAGATGTTTCATGTTCTGTGTATCCCTGTGTCGGAAAAATTAAGTTGTTGAGAAAAGCCGCTGCCTCGGTGAAGAGACAGCGGCAAACCACCTGGAGGAGAGGCGGTTAGGATCAGCCGAAGACGAGACCGATGATGCCGCCGGATGCGGAGGCTGTACCGCGATCGTGAACGTTGATGTCGAATCGCTGAGTCGCCTTGATAGCGATCGAGTCTTGCTCGAAGTAGCGGCTCGAATCGACAGCGATCGAGATGCCGCGGCGAGTGCCGAGATACGATCCCAATCGCAGATCACCGAAGTAGCAAGCACGCAATCCAGTGGTTCCGGTCAGAGCACTGGTAAGAACTTGACTGATGACAACTGGATAGCCGAGGAACTGCGGTTGCATTCCGCCAGCAAGTTCTGCCATTGTGACACCGCCGGCTGCGTTAGCGAGCCGTTGCATCGAAGCGGCCCAACCTGCTTGGCTGATGTACCACTTCGGCTGGATTCCAGCCCACATCTTGCAAGAACCGACCACCGATTCAAAGTTGGCGAACGTCAACGCCGAGAACGTTTGGTTGCTGGTCGCTGTAACGAGCGATCCGGCAGCAAGTGCTCCAGCAAGTCCGACGATGCCGCCGTAGGTGCTAGTCCCGTCTCCGAGGAATCCGGCGGAATCCTCAGCAACTGCAAACTGATAGGCGACGCTGCGAGAAATCATTTCAGCAACGGAAACAACTGCATCCTCGTTCAACTCCGAGCTGACGAGTGTCATGCTGGCAAGCTTTTTGGCTTCCAGCTTGATCTGCTGAACAGTCGCGTCGCTAGCGGTGATGGCCGAGTTTTCGCCAACGTAGTAGGTGGTTACTTCTCCAGCCAGCTTTGGAACGATGGTGACGCTGTCGCTCATCGGCCAAACATTGGAGTTTTGGCGGAAAACGCCGTACTGCTCTCGCAACTCGATGATTGCTGATTCCATTGGCTCTGGAACGAGGAATCCACCTTTGGTGTTATCTCCGCCGGTCATCACAGCCTTGATGCCGTTGTCGCGGCAGTAAGCTTTGGCTCGCTTGTTGCCAAAGAGATTGGCAAGAACGTACTGACCGGAGTCGTAAGCGTCTTGCTCGCTCTTGAAAGCTTGCAGCTTGCCGTGTGCTCTGGCTCGTGCTGGGATCTTGCGTGCTGGTTGAGCATCGCGGTCGTCCATCGCCTTAGCAACGGATGCGACGTGTGCTTCGATCTTGGCCTGACGGTCGCGATCGCGAATGAGTGCCGAGATCCTGCCTTCGGCGGAATCGGTTCCAACGATGCTGTCGATTTCGGTTTGCTCTTCAGCAGTAAAGTCTCGGTTTTCTTCCTTTGCTTGGTTGCTCATCGCTTGTACGCGAGCTTGCAAAGCTTTGATTTCCTGATTGAGTTCGTGCGAGTTCTTCATTGAGACGACTCCAAAAATAGATGCTTTGGCAGTCGTGAAAACGCAGATAGCGGCTAGACTGCCAACGAAACTTGGAAAGTTACGTTCGCTGCCTTTGCCGCTAATCAGTTGCAAAGATGTTGCAGAGATGTCGACACTTTAGGTCGACGCATTCAATTTATGCAGCTAGCCTCTTTGTGTCAACCGAGTTCCTAACTGCGACTTTATCAATGCCGCTTTTGCGTTATTAAATTGCGACTGCGGCTTCTTCTTTTTGGTGTAATTGGAATCCAGTATTTCAGTCGCCATTCCGAGAGATACAGCCTCATCGGTGTTGATCCAAGTTTCGTTGCTCATCATGGATTCAATATCGGATGCTGATTTGTCCATGTACTGTGAATAAATATCAATCAGGCTCTTATCGTATGATTCCAGAGCCGCAATTGTCTTTCGCAATTCCTCAGCGTTGCCAAGAGCGAACGCCAAAGCTCGATGGATCATTAACCGACTTCCTTGGCTCATGATCCGCTTGGAACCGCCAAGGAAAATGACGCTTGCAGCCGATGCCGCGAGCGAATCATTGATGGTCGTGACCTCGCCTTTGTACGATTTAAGTGCGTTGTAAATGCCGATACCTTCGTCCGCAGCTCCGCCTGGCGAGTTGATGCGAACCGTAATCGGCGAACCTCCGAACGCCTTCAAGGCTTTATCAACTGCCTGGTGCGTGATCGGGTCTTCACCCCATCCATCTCCAACAACTCCAGAAAGCAGGATCTCGTTGAGTTCGTTTTTGATTTCGATCATTTATTCAACTCCTTGAAAGGAAAATACGCGGTTTTGCCATGTTTTGACGGTGTTTTTGACGGTTTCCTCCAGCTTTTCCGGTGGTGTTTCGGTGGCTATTTGCACCAAAATCGCTACCGATTCCTCGCAGTGAGTCCTGGCTAGATCGCGGTCTAGTCCGATCGCTTCGACCTTCTCGGCTAGCTTTGGCTCCCATTTGGCGTAGTTCTTGTTGATCCACGCGACAAAATGAGGCTTTTTGGCTGCGTTCGCCGCGTTGTTGGCCTCTCGTTGAATCAAAGATCGCAGCGTTTCCTCAACTGCCTTGTTGTTCATGGCAGTTGTTTCCGAGGTTTGCTCCTGTGCCGAATCCTCTTGTGCATCCTCTTGAGTGTCTGCTGGATCGCTTTCCATTTCGCCTGGCGATTGCTCGCCGGCAGGCTGAGAGATGGCAGGATTGATAAACTCGTCGCCTCCTTCATAAGGATTCAAATCCAGCTTGGATCTGCATTCGTTAGGATTCATAATCCTGGAGGTAATCGCTGACGAAAACGCTGCCATCGTCGTTGATAGATCGGTGCGGTAGAGTGCTGCTCGGTTAAACTTGAAATACACTTTGCCGCCGTTTTTCTTTTCGGTCGTACTTCTCAGCTTGATGTCGCACTGCTCCTCCATCTTGACCAGCCATTTGTCCAAGGCTTGCAGATAGGCGAGGTTCTTTTGCTCAAGCGAATTGTAAGAAACGCTTTCACCGTCGCCTGGCATGCCTTCAAGTCCGAACAGCATACCGATGTCCTGGCGGTTGAACTTTTGCAACTCAACAAATTGAGCGTCGTTGTTGCTCATATTGACTGCGTTTGCTTTAACGCCTTCTCGCAGGAGTCCGGCCTTTCCAGCGTTATCCGCACCAGCCTCGGCCTTGTTGAAATTCTCAATAAACTCCTTGGCTTGTGCTTCGTTCCTAAACGATCCTGGAGGTGCTTCAAGAAACAATTTTCCACGGAAACCTTTTCGCAGTTGGTTGTCGAGGAATCTTTGCGACTGCGTTCCAGTAGAAAAAACGTTCTGAGCGATCTGAAGCAATCCAATGCCTTCGATTCCGTTGAACGCGAAACCTGTTATGTGCAGAACGTCGGCGTCTCGGAAAACAAGCATTCCATCTTTGTCGGTCTCAAGATCATCAAAAAGATTCTTGTTGTCCTCTTTGTCGGGCTTAGTGATGTGCCACTTTTCGCCGTTGATAATTAGCGTCCGAGTCCTATCCGGCATCATCGGAATGAGTTCAACGGCTCGATCACCGCTTCGAATGATTGCCGCCCTTCCGTTTCCGTACATGATCGCATGGGAGCAAATTTGTTCCTTAAAGACGGATGGTGCTTGCATCATGTTCGGCTGCTCACGAAGCAAACGGTATCCGTCGTGCTTCAGGTCGTTGACAGCACCCTCACCAACACGTCGCTTGACATCGATCGGCAACTGACCAAAGTCTCCAACGATCTTGTTGTGTGCGTACCACGCCGGAGGAAGTCCCATTGCTTCCTTGAATCCAACATAGGAATCTCGGTAAGAATCTTCGGAAAGACCCATCCATTTCGCCAGTTGATACCACATTGAGGCCATGTTTTCTCCTAGACCAAAAATAGACTTCCTGACGAACGCTCTGGCTCTAAACTGGCGATGCGGTACGCCATCACCGCTGCCACAATCGGGTCGATCTTGTCTTTGCTGTCGCGTTTGTCGAACATCCAGCGATCTTGGCGATCCTTGCAGATGATTGCGTTGCCTGCACACCAGCGAAGTAGCTTAGAATCTTCAAAGACCAAGCGTCCTTCTTCCATCAAGTTGATGAAGTCGCGAATCGCTTCATTGAAGTTTGCTTGATTCTGTGCCATGCGTGCGGCAGTTGCTCCGATCTTTCCGAGCTGCTCGCCGAGTTGCTGGCCGTTGTACGGGTCGTAAGCAACCGTCTTGATCTCGTAACGCTCCAGATCCTCAATCAGTGACGCTTGCAGCTCCTCGATTGGGTATTGATGCTTCACCAGCTCGCCGGTGTAAATCCACTGCGAAAACGGCATGGCTGCGAGATCACGCTTTGTGTCGGATGCAATGTACGCTCTGCACCGTATCTCGTAGCGATAGACAGGTTTTCCGTCATCGCCAACCGACATTGGAAACCTTGCACACATTGCATACGCAGCCAAGTCGTCGCGGCTTCCGAGGTCAACGCCAGCTCCGACAGCGTCTGCCTGGTGCCAATCGGCCAATTCTCCGACGCACTTATCAAACGAGTTGACGTCAAAAGCTCGTTCGGTCGATGCAACGATCCTGTTTCCGTGGTAACGCAGGAATCGGTTTCGACCAACTGATGTGTTCTTGTCCTCGTTCCATCGCTGACGGAGATAATCAAGCTTTACAGAGATGCCGAGATTTGGATTTGCTTTGATCCATGTCGACTCATCCGCTGGGTCATCGTCAGGATCAAGCTCATAGATGATCGCGAACAGGCTCTCGTCCTTAAACGTTCCGTTTACGACGTTCACTGCGTAGTTGTAATTTTCCAGCCATAGGTGCGAGTCGTCTGCTCCAGCGGTGGTGATGATCAAATGCAGCGGTTGCGTCCGCGATCCTGAGCCTGTGACCATCGTATCGTAGAACTTGCGGTGGTGCTCACCCCATGCGTGCAACTCGTCCATTACCACGCAGTGCGGATTGAGTCCATCGAATGGCTTGTCGCTCGACACCTTGCGGATGTAGCTTCCAGAACTCTTAAACGTAATCGTTTCGTTCTTAGAGTCAGTGACTTTCTTAATCCATGCCGACTGTTCACGCATCCGCTGTGCTTCGCCAAACACAACTGCGGCCTGCTCTTTCTTGGTCGCGGTCAAAAGGATCTGGCCGACAGCCTCAGGTTTCCCAGTTGCTGGGTCGATGTCCCCAGCTCCAAGGAACAAACACAGTCCAGCAGCAACGGACGACTTTCCGTTCTTGCGAGCCATCGACCAATAAACTTTTCGGAACCGTCGAGCGTTGTCATCATCTTGCTTCCATCCAAAAATGCACCACAGCGAGAAAGCTTGCCACGGTTCAAGCTCAAACGGTCGTCCAGCAAACTCACCAATCGAGTGCCGGAGCATCACAGGAAAAAACTCGACAACGGCAGCGGCCCACCGTCGATCAAAATGATACGGAAAATCGTCAGTGCTTTGGCGTTCAAGGTCCGACAGGTGTCGACGTACAGCATCCTTTACGCGTTGACAGGCCACAATTTGGCCGCTCATCACGCTTTCAATGTACTGTTCGACTTTTCCTGCGACGCCGTTAGTTATCACTTCGACCTTGTGCCCTATCTAGCCACTGCTGGAACGGATCTTCTTCATTAGCTTGCGGTGCATGCAATCGACTGCGTGCACTCGGTGTCAAACCAAGTTCCGATTCTCGTTTTAGGAGCCTGTCTTGGTACTTGTGAATCTGGACAGCAGCAGGCTTGGTGCTTGCGTTCCCTTTGTCGTTGAACTCCGCAACATTTCCTTCTCGCACTTGCTCCCAGAGCCATCGGAATTGCGAGTAATCCAAGCAATACTGCTCAAGCAGATCAGAATCCGCTGTTGTGAGGATGTTCATCTCATCAAGCAACTTGCAAACGTGATTCCACTTACGTTTGGCGATCTCGTCAGCCTTGATAATGTCCGGCATATCAGGCCAGCCTTGTTTTGCTTTTGGCTCGCTCTTATTACGCCGCTGCGGGTCGTGTGCAAACGCTCCAGACGCCTCTTTTATGGCTGATGCAAGCGGTTTTCTGCCTCGGACCATCATGAACCTCCAATTTTGCGGACGCACACGGAAGCGATTGCGAGCGGTCGTGCCACTATGGCAGGCCACATTTTAGGCACCCCCGGTCTTGGCATTGCCCCTATAAAACCTCTTGCCATGTCAGCCTCCAGTAATTCGCTTCACTCCATCGCTTTACTTCCTTGCCTTCGATCGCGTTGCCTTCAAGGTGTTCATGGCATGCACGACACAAAGCCAACCAGTTCCATCGCTTCATTCGTTGCGTTGGGTCAGTACTGATTGAAATGATGTGGTGCATGTCTTGTGATGGCTGTGCATCCAGCACTCCATACATCATCACGCAACGCTCACACAATGGATGCTCTTGTCGGTATCGCTCGCTTGCACATCGGTGATCCCAACCGTGTCCTTCTGATGTGGACGAACGACGCTGCTGAGATGGCTTGCTGCATCTGTCGCATCGATCTTTTACTATCGCACCGCATCTGCATAGCTTCATTGGTTACCCTATCGATGCTGCGTTCTGAACGGAAAGAACGCCGCGAGCAATAACACTGTTTCCTGTTGTTATGTCACGCAACGACCAGTTGTATTGGCCGAGCGAACTAGTGACCGTCGATGTTATCGGTATCGTTGCTGTCTGCGATGACTTGGTAATTGATGCGTTCGCTACTGTGTAGACATCGTTACCTCGACTATCCTCAACGACAAACTCCAGAGTCATTGAAGTGAGCGTGAAGTCTGTCGCAATGCTGACGCTTCTTGATTCGTCAAGGTAGAACGTGAGCGTTGTTCCATTAACACGCTCTGGCGTCGATGCTGAAACAGGATAAACGTTTAGTCCGATTGAACCAACTGTATCCCTGATGGTATCCAAGATGCCAACGCTCGGATCTGTTGGAGTTGTTCCGCTTGTTGGAACTCCAAGGATGGATCTGATAGCGGTGCGTTCGTCTGAAGTCCAATCAGTTCCACCGCCGCCGCCACCTCCGGCTGGTGCCATAGACAAAGCAATCGTGTCGAATCGGAATTGACCAGAACCGTCTGACTCGATCATTGAATCAAGGCGAGACAATGCCTGCGTTGCCGCAACTGCGTTGGCGACTTCAGTTGCTGCATCCGCTGCGAGTGCATTAGCATCAATCGCTCCAGCGGCAAAATCTGCTGCCGTTATTACACCGGGTTGGAACTCGTGGACATCCGCCGCAATATGATTCGATCCAGTTACCGCCACGGTTCGTTGGTTGACGTTTGCGGCAACCAAAACCGATCCAATGTCTGCCGGAATCAGATCCGTCTTCGCCTTGATTGCGGCGACTTCGGTATCGACATAACCAGCAATAGTTGCAAGCGTGTTGTTGACGGTAACAA